TTGCCGTAGCCGTTGCCGTTGCCGTCGCCGTTGCCGTCGCCGTAGCCGTAGCCGTAGCCGTAGCCGTTGCCGTCGCCGTTGCCGTAGCCGTCGCCGTAGCCGTTGCCGTTGCCGTTGCCGTAGCCGTAGCCGTTGCCGTTGCCGTTGTGGCCAGTGACGACCCTACTCGGTGTCAGCCTGACCCAGTGAAGTGTTGTCATAGTGTGTTCCTGCCCCGGCATCAGCCATGCTTCCGCATCGCGGCGAAGGCGTTGGTCATGGCCTTGTAGTCCTCGAAGTAGGGCACCGCGGTCTCGGTGGTTGCTCCAGCATACCTGTACACAGCACGGCGCAGCATCTCCAGTTCCCGGTCGACCTCACAGCGTTTGGCCATCCGCCGAACCAGCTCACCCCAGCCCTCTGGACCAGCTGTCAGATACCCACTGACCTCACGGTGTGACCAGTCGTAGGGACCTCTGCGCCAGCTGTCACCCTGACGGGGGTCCAAACCGATCCTGATCTGGGTGGTCAGCCAGACCTTGAACTGGTTGTAGCCAGTGTCGCTGAGGGCGTCCTTGGTCAGCTTCTTGTCGAGGGTGGTGACCTCGAACGGCTCAGACCCAGCCAGTAGAGACCAGCGGTAGGTGGTGCCGTCGACCTTGCCCAGAGTGGCGAACTGGGGGGTGTGGTAGTACTTACCGCCGACTTGGGTGACGTTGTCCGGCAAGGGGGTGGCACGGTCAGACCAGTGAGCATGGACACTAGAGCCCCACCCAAGGACAGCCTTGACGAAGGCACAGGTCGAGACCGAGGCATAGGGCTCCAGCTCCACCGTACCATCGGTGCTGAACGTCACCACGTCAGTGGACCACAGACGGAAAGCAATGCCACCATTGGACAGCTGGCGGATGGTCTTGGTGTCGTCGCCCCTCCTGTAGAGGGGCCGGGTGTTCTGGTCACGCCGACCACGGATCGGCTTGGTGCCCTCCCACTTGGAGAGGGCCTTGGTGTAGTCGGTGATGCTGAGGGTGTTGAACGACGATGAGAACATGTCAGAGACCTTTCTTGCTATGGGAGACCCACCGATAGGCGGTGGAGAGGCCGACGTTGTTGAGGGCAGCAGCCTGCTTTACAGGCAGGCCGTCCAAGATGATGAGGCTCAGCACTCTGGCTCTCGTGCTGTCATCCAGACCATAGGCTGGGTGGTAGCCAGGGACCACAATGAGGTGGTCAGGGCAATGGGGTGTAAAGGCCAGTCTCACAGCGACACCTCGACCGGAGCCATACCGGGGTTGAACTTGATGTGGAGGCAGGTCAGGCCGTAGTTCTTCTTCAACTCGTGACGGTCACAGACGGTGATCCGGCAGTTGTTAAGGGGGGACGACTGGTCCACAATGGTGAACTCGTGGCCAACGGTGTAGTCATAGACGGCGTCCTTCTGGCTGATGTAAGGACGGACCGAGGGAACCACAGTCAGGAAAGACTTGGTCTTGGTGTTAAGTTTGGTGGAGAGGTCGGCCAGTTTGGTCCAGTTGGTCATGGTGATAGTCCATATTTGTGTGTTAAGATTGGGAAGTCGGCTGGACCAGATCGATTTCGGTGATGATCGGCCAGCCCCAAAAACTTAGCCGATCCGATTTCGGTTGTCAAGTTTTGGGGGGGTAAGGGGGGGTTTTTGGGCGCGCGCGGTGCGCGTTATTACTCACGCTACCCCTCGTTTCTTGGGTATGGGTGTACCAAGAACTACTACTGTACGGGCGTAGTAATCTCGTAGAGTCGGGTTATCCCTACGGAATCTCGGTAGCATATGTAAAGGCAGCCACTTTACATTACCCGGACCATACCACTTTGTCTTATCCAAGTGTATCAGTACGCAGCCGGCCGGGGGCAGTCCGATGTCATCTGACATTGTGCGTATGTCATCGCGCCACGCCTTGCATATACCGAGAACATCCGGCGATGTAGAGTCGTAGGGAATGCGGGTTATGGCGTTCGCCAAGGTCTGGCGGAGTAGTTGATGGTCCATGTCGTGGTCTCCAGTGGTGTGTAAACCACCTACTATCTACAAATGGGGCCGATTGCAAGACAAAATATCTTAACACGAAACTGAAAAATAGATAGTCTAAGTGCCTGTAATCATTGGGATTTCCGAAGCACTATCTGTAAAATCTACGATTTTTTAGGAGAGACCCCCCCTAAATTGTGAGGCCGGCGTTGGAGTGTAAAGGTGTAAAGTAAGCAATGCTGACCTAATTGCAATTTCCGTCACGTATCATCAAAAAAAACATGTATTTTATATATTATTGAGATACTTTACTACTACTACCCTTTGGTTTACACCCCGCAACTCATTGGTTTCATTGGACATTCCACTTTTCTGTAAAGATACCAACCATCTTATCTTTACACCTTTGGTGTAAAGATGGTGTAAAGCGAAAACAGATAGTTGTTTAATATCAAGCACTTACAGGGTGTAAAGTTTACACTACTAGGTGTAAAGGTGCGCAGCCCCCCGACTGTAGTGTGTAAAGATACTGCGCGTTTACATGTACAAGCTACAGGCCCCCGACGTATGGCGAGTGAAACGAGCAAACAAAACGGCACGCAAGCGCTACGTGTAAAGGTGTAAAGCAGACAACAAAAAGCCCGCCCGGGGTTAGCCGGGCGGGTTAGGTTTACAGTGCGAGTAGGATCGTGGCGAGTAAGATCATCAGCGTGGCGAACATGGCGCCCGCGATCCACTCGCGGATGTTGCCCGAGTTGGGCGACTCGTGCGTGTCAAGGTACCGCTGCGCGGCCCTCTGCCCGATCTTGGATACGTGCGCGTCAATCTTGGTCTGGCGATCGCGCCGCGCGGCGGCAGATTCTTTGGTCATCTTTACATTCCTATGTGAGAGGTGGGGCGGGCCTTGCAGCCCGCCTCGTTTTTACTTCTGGCCAGCCATGAACTGCTGGAAGGCGGCGAACATCGCGGCCATATCCGGAGCCGGCGCCGCAGGGGCTCCGGGTGCCGGAGCGACCGGAGCCGCTTTGCCCTTGCCCTTGGTGGGCTTGGTGCCGTTGGCCGGGATAGCGGCGACTTGCGCCGCGGTCAGGGCCTTGGGCGTCGGCTTGTCGGCCTTCACTGCTTTGGCCGGGCGGCCGTCCGCTTTGAAGTTAAGGACCATGCCGCCCCGGTAGTCAGCGAACCCGTAGAAGCGTGCATCTGTTTCGCCATTGGCGGACAGAACCTCTACCGCGGTCACGCCGCCCAGCAGACCGTTTTCCGTGGCCTTGGTGACGGTCAGCTTGATTGTCAGCGTGACGGGTTCGATTGCAAACATTGCCATGATACGTGGTTTCCTTTGTGGGATAAATGCTAGGCCCAGACCATCTAGGCCCAGCACAATTCCCACGCCATAAACCCATGGCGACTAGCGATGTCAAAGAGCGTCGGGGTCTCACCCTGTCGATCCAGCGGTCGTTTGCTGTTTCGATGACCCTTTATGGCATGGGGCGATGCGCTTGTCAAATTCGCCGCCACATAGGGCAGAATCGCTTTATATCATAGGATAAGACGCACGCGCGCATTATGCGCGCAGGCATAGGGGGGTGGGGGGTTGGACAGAGTATTCGCATGCCCCCCGTATAATGGTAAACCCCACATCCCAAGACCCAAAAATAGCAATCTTTACATTTGTACACTATCCGTACACTACACGTCCACTTTATAGCACCCCCGCCATCAACCGATCCAAAAATTTTCCCGGCCCAAAAACCAAATCTTTACACTCTTGACCGACCCCACCCCCAAGAGGTACCATCGCTTCATGTTCATGAGCCCTGTCCAGACCAAGTGGTCCGATCGCTTCGCCTTCGATCTCGCCCTCCTCATGGAAGGCAGCGGGGAAAAGCTCGACGAGCTTCTGGATCGGCATGAGTACGACGCCAGTGATCTCCTCACATTCAAGAACGACGCCAACTTCCTCAAGAAGGTCGAGGCCTTCAGGGAAGAAGTGCGCACCAAGGGCCTCACTTTTCGGGTCAAGGCACGCGCACAGGCCGAAGAACTGCTCCGGACCTCATGGATTCTCATCCATGACCCCATTGTGAGCCCCGCGGTGAAGGCCGACCTGATCAAGGCGACGGTGCGCTGGGGAGGGCTAGAGACCCCACCGAAGGAAGAAGGCGGTAGCGGGGCAGGAGGAGTCACCATCACCATCAATTTGGGTGGTCAGACCCTCGATGTGACCGCAAAACACACCCCGCCAGCCATTGAGGACGCCGATGTCGTCGAAGACTATTGAAATTCGCAAGGTGAACACCCTTTTTGCCCTGCAGGCACTCATTGCCACCCTCGCAGGGGGTAATCAGTCCTACCGCACCGCGCGCGTCGCCAATCCCAAGCCCGGTGGGCACATTTACACGGTGTTTATCTACAATGCCGCTTGATATTTCCTATACACCGACCCCAACCGTGACCAGATTCATGGGTTCAGACGTCCGGATGCGCGCGATCATGGGTCCCGTCGGTTCCGGCAAGAGCGTGGCATGCTGCTTCGAGATCATACGCCGGGCAGCGCAGCAGGAGCCCAATGCGCAGGGCATTCGCAAGACACGCTGCGCTGTGGTGCGCGAAACAGTGCGCCAGCTGTCGGATACCACCATCAAAACCTTCCTCGACTGGTTCCCATCTGGTGTCTGCGGGCACTTCATGCGCACCACCAAGACCTACTTCTTCAAGGTGGGCGACATCGAGTGCGAGATCATGTTCCGCGCGCTGGATGACGCGGATGACGTGGCCAACCTCAACTCGCTCGAACTGACCTTCGCGTGGTTCAACGAGTGCCGGGACATTCACCCCGACATCGTGGACGCCATGTCCAAGCGCATCGGGCGATTCCCCTCCGCCAAGGATGGCGGGGCGACGTGGCACGGGATGTGGGCCGACACCAACCCGCCCACCATGGACACGTGGTGGTTCTACCAGATGGAGAAGATCGACCCCAAGGACGGAGTCTCGGCCAACGACAACGGCTGGGACGTCTTCAAGCAGCCGTCGGGGCGGAGCCCCTACGCCGAGAACATCGAGAACCTGCCGGATGGGTACTACGACACCCAAGGCCGGTCGGAGGAGTACATCCGGGTTTTCATCGACGGGGAGTACGGGCTGTCGCTGGCCGGCACGCCGGTGTTCAAGTACTTCCGTCCGGACTACCACATGGCCAAGGCCGCCCTGCGCCCCTTCGTCAATGGCACCCGTCCTGTGATCGTGGGGATGGACCTCGGCCTCACCCCGGCCGCGGTGATAGGGCAGCAGGACCCGCGTGGCAGGGCCCTCGTGATGGCAGAGGCGGTCAGCTACGACATGGGGGTCCAGCGCTTCGTCAGGACGGTGCTGAAGCCCCTGCTGTTCGAGAGGTTCGCTGGGGCGCCGGTGATCGTTGTGGTCGACCCTGCGGGCATCCAGCGGGCGCAGACCGACGAGCGGAGCGCGATCGACATCATCAAGGCGGAAGGGCTGCGGGTTATCCCGGCGCGGACCAACAGCATCACGGCGCGGATCGCGGCCGTGGACGACTACCTCATGCGGCAGGTTGACGGCGACCCCGGGTTCCTCGTGGACCCCAGCTGCAACCGGGTCAAGGCGGCCATGATGGGTGGGTACCGGTTCAAGAAGAACGGCGACGGGCTGGAGAAGACAGGTGATGCGGGCAAGCACAGCCACGTTGGTGACGCGATCAGCTACTTCTGCCTCCACGTTGGCAGCCTCGACAGTGGTGCACTGCTGCACCAGAGACGCGAGATCAAGAGAGTTGACGCCCGTGGTTGGGCATGATACAGAGGTCACACCTACGGTTGGCTCCTCCCAGTCACCGCCTGCCTGCTTGACTTGCCCCGCCGGTCCACCCCCGGCGGGGTT